TTTCCCAGATGTCACCTCGCGCACGTTCCATAGCCGGATACCCCTCCTCGCGAAGTAGGCGTAGTCCCTCGCGTTCAGGACATCCGAAACTGAATGGCTCGAATACGAGATCGCGTCGAGAGCACTCTCGATCCAGGGACGCAGCTCGTCATCTTCCGCCGCCGTCGCGTACAACTCGACACGGGCAAGAGCTTCAGCTCGGGAGCGAATCATCTCCTGCTCGATCTCCCGGGCTGTCTCAAAGTAAGAACCCTGGGTCTTCGCGAACTCTTCGGCTGCCGAGAGAGCGCGCATCATCGCCAGAGCGACCTGACATCGCTCCTCCCGCTCGCGCTGATCGACCGCACGAGCACGATGTGCCTCGTCACGATCCGAAGCAGCGGACGCGATCTCTGTTGCCTTGCGGCCGTTCCTGTACGCCAACCAGGCCAGCACTGCCGAAACCAGCACCGACCCGGCCGTGATGTAGACCATCAACCAATCCGGGCTCATCCCCACAGCATTTCAGACCAAAGCCCCGGGCCTCACCACGAGGACACCGGGCATCGCCCGTCGGCTAGAGACCCGCGTCTCGGAAGAACTTCTCCTCGAGATCGTCGAGCAGCTTCTCCTTCTCGCGATCTGTCGCCTCGTTGATGAGCCGCTCCTCCTCGGCGGGCGTGGCATCCTCAGGAATCCGCACCTCGAACTCCCGCCGGATCTCGCCGTCACCGCCGCTCACTTGAGTACCCACTTGAAGGGCTCCCGCGCCGAGACCGCCTTCGCGTAATCATCGATCTGCGACGTCGGGAGGTTCACCCCGATCGCCGCGAACGCCGCCCCAACCCGAGGCTTCAACTCCTCGATCGGCTTGCCCTCGTACTGGCGCCGGAATCGCCGATCGGCGTCGTCGATCTTCTTGGCGATGCCGGCGAACATCTCGCGCATCCCCGCCCCGTTCATCTTGACCTTCATGGTTCCCACAACCTTTCAGACGCACCCAGACCCGGATGACCCCAATAGTCATCCCCAGGAGTCTTAGGTACTTCTCCACGGTCCCAGCGACTTCCGACATCCACGCGGCTCGACACGCCATCATCCCCGCACCCGTCGCAACAACAACACCGCGCGTCCGATCGACGCATCCCAGACAGAGCAAGAGGCCGAGTCGATAGCATGAGCGCATGCTCTCAGGTACGTGCGCTTTCTGCGGAAACCAGACTCACTTCACGGCGAGGGTTGCTCGCGTTAATGGGTCAAGAATCAATCCTCACAACGGCTACGTGTATCCGATTGAAGTAGCCGCGACTTGTGATGCCTGCCACCGATTCAATACAGCACACGGCGTCACCGCAGACGTGACCCGAGGCCTCGAAGACGGTCAAATCCTCGTAGGCGGTTCCGCGATATCCGAGGCGGAAAGCATGGAGGTGGCTACCTGGTCGCCCCCAGCGATGCTTCCGGTCGACACCACGTTCATCCCGGCCGGCGTGGGCGGTTTTCTCAAGGAGGCTCACGACGCATACAGCATCAGCGCGTTCCGAGCCGTGCTTCTGCTGGTGCGCAGCGTCATCGAGGCCACCGCGAAGGACCGAGAAATCACATCGGGCTCTCTGGTGTCGAAGATCAACGAGCTCGCTACCGCTGAACACATTCGCAAGGGCACCCGTGACATGGCGCACGCGCTCCGCATTTTGGGTAACGACATGGCGCACGGGGACATCGACGTGGTTCCCACAAAAGAAGACGCGAGCGACGCACTCATCATCGCCAGATTCGTCCTTGACGACGTCTATGTTGCCGACGCGCGCCGGGCAGACATGATGGCCCGCCGTACTCCGCCGACCACGGCGAGTTGAACAGACCGAAGCCCCGGCCCTCCACAGAGGACACCGTGTCTTCGCTCGTCACATCGCGTTGAGGAACCGCGCGGCCGCGTCGTACCGGTTGTCCTCCCGCCCGAACGGACGATCCGCCTCAAGGTCGCGCAGGCTCTGGATCACGCGGGCGTAGACCTTGCCGCTCGCGTTCTTCGTTACCTCGACCTGCCACGCCACACGCCCCGCGCCCGGAATGTTGTCGATACCCGACTCGTACGACTTACCAGAAGCCACGGTGCTTCCTTTCTCTGATCCGCGCCGACCATCGGCTGTACCCGTTCAACACAACGCACCGCGACGGCATTCCCCGACGCATCCCGCACAGGGCAAGAGGCCCGAGTCGAGGTGAACACCCATGGCGATCTCCGAAGACCAGAAGGCCGAAGTCCTCGCACTCCACGCCGAAGGACTCGCACGCAACGAGATCGCCCGCCGCGTCGGCATCGCCGCCGGATCCGTCACCAACATCTGCCGCGCCGAGGGCCTGACCTTTGACCGGTCAGAGACCAAACAGGCGACCGAGGCCCGCGCCGTGGATCTGGCGGCTGGGCGTATCCGTCTGGCGGAGAAGATGCTCGCTGCGTCTGAGGGCATGCTCGATGTGATCGACGGCCCGTACGAGGTGTACAACTTCGGCGGGAAGGACAACACGTTCGAGTCGCGTGTGCTGGATTCGGCCCCGGTCGAGGTGCGTCGGAACATCATCACGACGGCCGGCATCACGTTCGACAAGCTGACTCGCATCGTGGAGAAGTCGGACACCGGTCTCGACGTGGCTGTCGGTGTACTCGACACGATCGCTGCGGTGGCATCCGCCGCCGCTGAGCAGTACCGGGAGAACACGACCGATGAGGATTGACGAGCTCGAACGTCTCGTCTCTCGCGCGCAGATCCTGTCTCTCGTCGATGCGATGAAGTTCAAGCTCGCGCTGTGGTTCGGGGCGGTGTCGTCCGGTAAGACCGTGATCAGCCTGTTCGCTTTCCTGCTCGCTGTGCGGGTCGCTCCGCGTACCGGGATCATCGTGATCGTCGGCCGCACGATGACGACGGTCTACCAGAACGTGTTCGTGCTGTTCCAGAACACGGCGATATTCGGCACGGTCATCTCGTCGCAGATCCACTACACGCCTGGTGCGTCGTCGGCTCTCATCCTCGGCCGCGAGGTCATGGTCATCGGCGCGCACAACAAGGAAGCTGTCGGCCGCATCCAGGGCTCGACGATCGCGCTCGCGTATGTCGATGAGGCGGCGCTGCTGCCAGAGGCGTTCTGGAACATGCTCGTCTCCCGACTCCGTGTCGAGGGCGCCCGTCTCCTCGCGACGATGAACCCGGCATCCCGCAATCACTGGATCCGCAAGAACTGGATCGTCCCCGGCGCGGCGAAGAACCTCGTCTCCTTCCACTTCACGATGAAGGACAACCCGAACCTGCCGGCCGACTACATCGCCGACATGGAACGGTCCTTCTCCGGTGTGTTCTACGACCGGATGATCAAAGGCGAGTGGACGAACGCCGAGGGCGCCGTCTACCCGATGTGGGATCCCGACCGTCACGTCATCCGCTTCGACGACATGCCCCGCCTGCGCGACGTCATGGGTATCGGCATGGACTACGGAACGACGAACACAACCGCGGCGCTCATGCTCGGCGTGACCGACGAGACGAAGGTCGACAAGTACGGTCGCACCGTCCCGCACTCTCGTCTCGTGATGATGGACGAGTGGCGGTACAACCCGAAGGACCACGGCGACCAGCGGCTCACCGACGCCGCCCTGTCGCAGCGGTTCCGGGCATGGCTCCCTGAGGACCACACCCCGTACCCGCTGACCATCGCGCCACGGTTCCTGATGCTCGACCCGGCTGCCGCATCCATGCACATGCAGATGCAGCAGGATCTCCGCGGCACGGGCCTCTCCCCCTGGCCTGCGGTGAACGATGTCCTTCCGGGCATCAAGACGATCGCGAACCTGCTCGACAACGACCAGATGATCGTGACCGATCGGTGCGAGGGCTGGAATGCCGAGGTCACCGAGTACCGGTGGGACGCGAAAGCGACCGACGCCGGCGAGGACGTCGTCGTGAAGGAAGACGACCACTCGCTCGACGGCGGCCGGTACATCACTCACTCGACCGAGAACTACTGGCGGCCACAGCTCGCCGCCTGACGCACCCGGAAGGGGAGCCATGCCGATCCCCGAACCGAACACCCCGTGGCTGCCCGCCCCGTGGGACTTCGCGTACAAGGCGTTCGCTGAGAATGATGCGTGGTACACGGGCGACACCGCCGCGCTCGCGAAGATGTATGGCAACGCGGAGAAGACTCGTTCGACGCACGTCCGCAATGGTCAGCCGATGCAGGGCGGCCTCGTCGGTGCCGCGTCCCGCATGTTCTGGGGTCGCCCTGTCCCGACTGGCGAGAACCGTGCACGTCTGCACGTCCCCGCCCCCGCAGATCTCGCAACGCTCGCGTCGGATCTCGTATTCGCTGAACCGCCCGAGGTCCGCCTCGAGTCCCCCGGCGAGACGAAGCTCCGCCGCGACGGGAAGGCGCAGACGCGTCTCGACCTGATCGCGAACGGTGACGAGGCGCACGCGATGTTCAATCAGATGGGCGAGCTCAAGTCCGCCCTCGGTGCTGTGGCGCTCGTGACCCGCTGGGACACCGAGGTCGCCGATCATGTGTGGCTGGAGCCGTCCGCTGCTGACGTGATCATTCCGACGTTCCGCATGGGTCGCCTCGTCGAGTGCACGATGTGGTCCGAGTACGTGAAGGGGTCGGTCTACTACCGGCACCTTGAGCACCACGCCGTCGGCATGATCGAACACGCCCTGTTCGCGGGCTCCGCCAACCTCGGCCGACGTGTCCCGCTGGCTGAGATCCCCGAGACGGCTACGTATGCCGCGATCGTCAACCAGGATTCCCGGATCCTCACCAACATCGACCGTCTGACCGCTGTCTACAACAAGAACATGCCGACTGCGGCATGGCGGAAGAAGGGCGTCCTCGCCTCGACGGGCCGCTCTGACTTCGCGCAGCTGCACTCGCTGTTCGACTGGCTCGATGAGACGTTCTCCTCGTGGATGCGTGACCTGCGCCTCGGCGCCGGAAAGGTCATCGTCCCCGAGGCCGCGCTGGACTACGGCATCGCCGGGCAAGGTGCGTCGTTCGACAGCGGTCGCGAGATCTTCGCCGGTCTGAACATGCCCGGAGAGCCTGGCAAGGTCGCGTTCGACAAGGTGCAGTTCGATATCCGCGTCGACGAGCATGAGAAGACGGCGTTCGGCATCTACCGCGAGATCCTCCGCAAGGCCGGGTTCTCCCAGTCCGCATGGGGCGACTACGCCGGTGAGCGACAGCAGACCGCCACAGAGGTCGACGCGAAGGACAAGGCGTCCGAGCGCACCCGGGACAAGAAGATCCTGCAGGAGCGCGTCGCTATCGGCCGTGCAGCCTCGGTGGCACTGGAGATCGACGGGCTCGTATTCCCTGGCAAGGGTGGCGGCCGGTTCGACCAGCCGACCGTGATCTTCCCCGACGTGTCCCAGGAAGACCCGGAGAAGCTCGCCCGCACCCTCACGCTCCTCGACACCGCCGCGGCGATCTCGCTCGAGCAGAAGGTCCGCCGCGCGAATCCCGACTGGGAAGACGACGCGATCGGCGAGGAGGTCACGAAGATCCGAGCTGAACACGGGAATGCGCCTGATCCGGCCACCTTCGACGGCGACGATTCCGAAGAACCCGTCGGCGATTCAGACTAGTAGTCGTAGTCCACTTCCTAGTAGTCGTAGTCCACTTCGAAGGCCGTCGCGTCGCGTTTGAGGCTTGCAAAGAGCTTCTCTCCCTCCGCGCTGTTGACCGACGCTTGGATGGTGCCGACGCGCAACACCCGCGACGTGTGCATCACAAGTCGGGAAGCGAATCCCCGCTGGCGGTAATCCTCGCGTGTGGCGATCTCACCGACATTGAGTACGTCGCCTTCCATCAGCCACCCGTGAAAATAGCTCACGGACACCTCGCCGACGTTGAGCCAAGCAATGACGGTGTCGGTGGAGCCCTTCGATTCGACCTGGACCGTGTAATTCTCCATACCGGGATCGTAGGGGGCACCGTGGCTGTGTTCGTTCCGAACCCTGAGCGCGAGGCCGTCGAGGAGCTGATCGAAGATCTCTCCCGATACCTCGCCCAGCGGTACAGGGACGCCGAGGACACTCTGATCCGTGAGGTCGCGAAACAGGCCGTCCGTGACTTCCAGCTCGCCTCGCTGCTCCCCACCGCCCCGGGCGGCATGGGGATGACGGCGGTCGAGCGGCGGCACTGGAACCGCATCAACGCGGAGCTCAACGCACACCGTGCCGTGGCAGCTCGTGAGCTGCAGGCCGTTGCCGTGCAGCTCGTCTCGGATCTCCGCGCTGAGGGGCTCGCCGACCGCGTCATCCGCATCGCAGCGACCGAGGGAGAGGCTGCCGCTGCCGCTGCTCTCCGTTTCGCCGGGGTCAATGCGGTCG